GCATTTTATAGAGACACTGAATTATTTGAGGAACTATATGTTAAATATGAAAACATACCGGGCCTACGTAAAAAGACTATAAGTGCAGAAGAAGTATTTAAGGGAGGTATACTTAAGGAAAGAACTGATACAGGGCGCATATATCTTGCCTACATAGATAATGTTATTAATCAAGGCCCATTCGATCCCCTGCACCATCCTATATACCAAAGTAATTTATGCTGTGAAATCCTGCTTCCGACACGCACATTCAAAAGACTTGATGACCCAGAGGGTAGAATCGCTTTATGTACCTTGGGGTCAATTAACTGGGGAAGTTTCCGCCATCCTGAGGATATGCGTCGTGCTTGCCGTATATTACAGCGTAGTCTTTGTAACATACTTGATTACCAAGACTTTTTAAGCATACAGAGCAAATTAAGCAATGATGAAATACAGCCATTAGGCATTGGCGTTACTAATTTAGCCTATTGGCACGCTAAAAAGGGACTTAAGTATGGCGATAAAGAGGCCCTGGCAGAAGTAAAAAGCTGGATGGAACATCAGGCCTATTACCTAACAGAAGCCACAGTTGAGTTGGCTAAGGAACGTGGTAACTGTAAAGATAGTCGTTTAACTTATTACGGTAGAGGCATTTTTCCTTGGGAACGTAGGGCCAAAGGTGTAAATGAACTAACAAACTTTACTCCTGAACTGGATTGGGAACCCTTACGTGAACAGATGAAACAGTATGGAGTTCGTAATGCCACATTGATGGCCATTGCTCCTGTTGAATCCAGTAGTGTAGTAATTAATAGTACAAATGGTATTGAAATGCCTATGAGCCTTATCAGTACAAAAGAAAGCAAGGCAGGGTCATTTACGCAGGTAGTTCCAGAGTATCATAAACTTAAGAACAAGTATCAGTTGATGTGGGATGAAAAAGACTGTGTAGGTTATATCAAAACTGCGGCCGTTTTAGCAGCCTATGTTGATCAAAGCATTAGTACAAATACTTTTTATAATCCTGCTCACTTTCCAGAACGTAAAGTTCCTACCACTCTAATAGCAAAGAATTTAATGCAGGCTCATTATTGGGGTATAAAAACTTTTTATTACAGCCTGATCAATAAAGCAGGAAGTAAGATAGTTGAAGAACCAAAGTTGAATGGATTTCACAGTGCAGAATTAAATGGATTCCACGAAGTAGAATTAGAAGAAGATTGCGAAAGCTGTAAACTATGAACAAGAGTATTGGATTTTTTGGAGATAGCTTTGTGGCGTCGAGATGGTCCAATCGACCTGGAGAAACAACATTTATAGATCTGATTATAAAGCATTACAATTTTGAAAGGGTTACTTGCGTAGGAGTCGGAGGCTCAAGCCTTGAGGATTGCATAATTCTACAATTAATGCCGTTATTTGAAATTGGATCTGTGCCTGATGTCTGTATTTTTTCTTGGACGGATATTCATCGATTATTTCATAGAAATTTACGAGGAACACTAAATGGAGTAGAAACAATTAAACGAGCTTTAAATGAGGCTACAAACTTGGAAGAAAAAAACATATTAAATGCCGCTAAGGAATATTACCTACATTTAATTGACACCGAGGTAAACACCTATCGAGCTAAAGCCTTATATGAATGGGTTGATAACAATGTTTTTTCAAAATTAGCAGATAAAAAAATAATACATTTGTGGAGCTTTGGTATAAACCCTGATATTAGTGTATTTCCTTATCGATGGAATAATGGGGCAGAAATCAGACCTAGCCTTTATGAAATTTCAAAATTATGTAGTTTTTCAGATGATTGGATCATTAATAATAAAGGGCAAAGAGTAGATCAGCGCCCTAATCATATCGCATATGAGTATAATCAAATTCCTTACAATTGGATTTGTACAGCTATAGATAACTATAAAAACGGGATGTTATATGATTATACAGATCAAATTAATAAAATGAAAGAAGAAAAATCGTGTCAATAGCGCAATATAACTTACAGACAAAGACAGACTACTTACATCGTAAAATGTTCCTAGACCCAGCAGGACCAGTAACTATACAACGATTTGAGGAAGTAAAATATAATAAAATAGTAGACTTTGAAAAAACAGCACGAGGCTTTTTTTGGGTGCCTGAGGAAGTTAGCCTTACTAAAGATGCGCAGGATTTTAAAGATGCTAGTGATGCAGTAAAGCATATCTTTACCAGCAACCTGCTTAGGCAAACAGCTTTAGATAGTTTACAAGGACGTGGGCCTAGTCAAATCTTTACTCCAGTGATTAGCTTACCTGAACTGGAAGCATTGGTCTACAACTGGACATTCTTTGAGACTAACATCCACAGCCGTTCGTACAGCCATATCATTCGCAATATCTATAACGTACCTAAAGAAGTGTTTAATACTATCCACGACACTAAAGAAATTGTTGATATGGCATCTAGTATAGGCGAATACTATGATAGTCTACACGAGATCAATTGCGGAAAAGAACTAGGTATGGAAGACACTCTTGAAATTACAGAACAAGCGCACATTGAGGCAATCTGGTTGGCCCTTAATGCCAGCTATGCACTGGAAGCGTTCCGCTTTATGGTATCATTTGCTACGAGTCTAGCAATGGTAGAGAACAAAATTTTTATTGGTAATGGAAATATCATTAGCTTAATCCTTCAAGACGAATTACTACATAAGGGATGGACTGCTTGGATGATCAATCAAGTGGTCAAAGAAGATCCTCGGTTTGCTCGGGCCAAGCAGGAATGCGAAGCTGAGGTATATCAAATGTATATGGATGTTATACGTGAAGAAAAGGCCTGGGCAGATTATCTGTTCAAGAAAGGACCAGTAATTGGACTTAATGCTAATATTTTAAAAGATTTTGTTGATTATACAGCAGCAGGTGCTTTAAAGGATATTGGACTAAAGTATAATCATGCATACCCAAAAAGTACTCCTATTCCTTGGTTTAATAAGCACAGCGACACTAGTAAGAAACAAACTGCCTTGCAAGAAAACGAATCAACTAACTATGTTATTGGGGTAATGAGTGATGCGATAGACTATGAAGAATTACCCACACTGTAAGGATTAAAAATGGCAAAAATACACGAAGAAGTAATAGTAATAAAATTAAGCAAATTACATAAAGAAAATCAATCAGTAGGCGAATTAGCTGGGGAAGATACTCTTGCTAATCTAGAAGTAGTTGTACAAGAGCTAGTAGGAACAGATATCATTGTAGAAGTGGAGAAAGCAGAATGAAAGCTATAGTCTGGAGCAAATATCACTGTCCTTTTTGCGATAAAGCTAAGGCACTACTCAAGATGAGAGGCGTAGAATTTGAAGAGCGTAAAATTGGTGACGGATACACTAAGGAAGAATTATTAGAAGCAGTACCAAATGCTCGTACCGTCCCACAGATTTTTATCGATGATAAACTAATTGGCGGATATACTGAATTAGAAAAATATTTTAAAGAGGCAGCATAGTGTTATTAGAAAAAACAAAATTTAAAGAAGGCGATATTATTAGTTTAAAGCTAATCAGTGGAGAAGAAGTTATTGGTAAATATGTTAGTGAAGATACGACCGACATGACCATTCATCAACCAACAATGTTAGCTATGACACAAAAAGGACCGGCAATGGCTCCTGTGATGATGACGGTCGAACCAGATAAAGATTACTCAATCGCAAAATCTGCTATTATTCTTAAAGGTTATACACAAAAAGAAATAGCAGATCAATATTTTTATCAAACCACAGGAATACAACCAGTTAGTGCTGGGAGTATAATTAGATAAATGGCAATTGTAATAGGAGGATATACTCTTGCACAAGTTCCACCTCCTCCTAATACTAATTTTCCTCTTATATTTCCTTTTAAAAATGGTGCTCCTTGGCGCCAACCACAAACTGTTACTCCATCTTCCTTAAGTAAACCAGGCGACGGTTTTAGTAAAAGTTATGAATATAGGAATACATTTAATTGGAGTGGAACTGGCGGTAGTGTAGAGATATACTCAAACTTTAGTTTTACAGTTGGTGCTACGATAATTAAGCCTGCAAATGAACCTAATCCAGATCATTTCCTTCCACAAATTTTATATGAAACAGTTGATGGGGTAACAACCTCATATCCAAACCCTAGTTGGAGTCCAATTCCATGGAATTGGTACAATGATGAAGCAGACGAAGAAATTATAGAAGTTCAATGTACTGACATTAGTATGCCACGCAGGCCTAGATTTTTAGATCATATTACTTTAACCATAGGTACAAATAATTGTGTAGCAAGCGGATTTTATGACATGATACCTACTGGAGTAATGAAGTATGTGGATCATTTATCTAGTGCCACAACATCAGATACTGCTCCACACACAAATACTCGAATTTTAACAGAGTATGATATTACCGAATGTCCTACTAGACCCGAGTCAGAAATTTATTACTGGACAAATGACTTAACGTATCAGATTACCTATAGTTACGAATTGACAACAAATAAAGGTACCAAACGAACATATACCACAACTCAAACATTATTTCAAGATTGGACTAGAATTAGAGATTGGGTAACACAACATCATAATAATGCTGTTTCGTTCCTTGCAGCACCTTCAGCTTATTCTATAACGCAAATTATTGGAGATAGTGGTAAGAATACTACCACATGGTAATAAATGGCTAATAGCAAAAATGTAACTAGGATAGGCGATGTATGCACAGGACATGGTTGCTTTCCTCCTAGACCTAATAGTCAAGGAAGTCCCAATGTGTTTGCCAATTTTTTAAGTGTTCACAGAAGAACTGATTATTGGATTGTACATTGTTGTGGATCTAGTTGTCATCCTAGTGTCTTAGCTAAAGGCAGTGGAAGCGTATTTGCTAATTACTTGGATGTTTGTAGAGTCGGAGATCCGGTTGCCTGCGGCAGCGCATCTGCTCAAGGAAGCCCAAATGTATATGCGGGAGATTAATGAAAACCAAAATAGTAACTTATGATTCAGATT